CAATACCTTCTGCATGAGCTATGACTGCGGCAGCTGTTAAGAATGGTCTAAAAGGAGTTCCATCAGCCGTGCTGTCATTTCCATTCTTCGAAGCAAAGATAGTTCTTACATCCGGCCAAGGAACTTCTGTATTGACTATCTCTCTTACTTTTGTTGTAATTACTGAAGGAATGTCTGAGTCAGTTCCAGTAATTAATATTCTCTTTTCTCGAACCATTCCGTCTATCAGTCTGTAATCCGACCACCATGTATTATTTAAGTTGACATCGGTGAATATTTTCGTTTCATGTGGTTGCAGCTTTCCATAAAATGGAAACGCAAGATCGATTACTTCATTTGTTAAATTTTCTACTGTCATTTATCTTTCCTTTTATCCAAAATGAATTTTACATTTTCCGACAAAACAAGAAGTCGGTGTATGTCCGGCATCAACATAACATCTTGCAATAACTAAAAAAGTTGTTTGCGGCGCGAATGCTCCCACTTGAAAGTCAATAATAAAATTTGTTTTTCTTATAGCCGTTTGTTTTTCCGAAGTATAAATTCTATTTCCACCTGAATCAAAAACAAAAAAGACAATTCCTGTATTAATAGATGTTTCTGATGTCTTATAAGTAATTACAATTTTATTGTCTAAAAATGTTAAAAAATTCTCAGGAATATCAATTTGGTAGGTTACATCTTGATATTGGTTGTTAAGAGAATCTCCTCTCACCTCTCTGTATATCTCTCCATCTGTGTAATCTAAAGCAGCTTCATAAGCGTCGCAGGCATTGTTGCCACTATCATCACCTTGAACGGATGACATAGTCACTATAAAACATCTTATGTTATTTGATATATATATAAACGGAGCTAAAGTTTGTCCATCATATAATGTTTTGCCATTGGGAAAAACTATACGCCTATCTTGTAAAGTATCATCTCTGGAAAATAAAATTACATTATCTTCGTCTTCTTTAATGTTTGCAGAAGCCTTAACAGATAAATATTTTTTAGTTTCGGTTTTTGTTGCGCATCTTTCAGGAATATAGACATAAGCTTTTTCATTTTTACAAAAAAGTTCTATTTGATTAGGTGAAACAAACCAATGAAGATTACGATTAGAAGAATATAATTCTATCTCTCTATCCCAAGAAACCATTTGTCGACATTGGGTATAAGAGAAAGACGCACTTGAAATGAGAATAATATCATTGCGATTCACATATATAATTATTCTTTATTGATTTTATTTAGCAGAATTTTTAAGGCAGCAAACTTTAACATGCGATCCGATTGGACAAAAGTAATTTGATTCAGAAAAGCCTTCAGGACAATTTGTAGAGTCTGAATCGATATTCCAAGGAACACAAGCTCCTCCCATATCATAACATTCATATTTAGTGATTATGACAATGTCTTCGCAGTTTGGTTTTGTCCCTGCAATTGAAAAAAGAAGTATTGTTAAAAAACCGAGACACATTAAAATATATTTCTTCATTTATCTACCTCCACTGTTTTGTTTATATCCCTAAATAAAAAGTCATAACATCAAGTTCTACTTTTGTTCCTGTTTTCTTTGCTCTATTATCATTCTTCCTCTATAGTTTTCGACAACTCTTCATAATCAGAAGGCAAAATAAAACTTCTTTTCAAATAGTCTTGGCCTCCATCACAATGAACTCTTCCACATTTGCAAGTTGCAAAATGATGCCTATGAATGGATTCAATAATATCTCCACAATGATTACATTTAATTTTGTTCTCTATAATCCTTAACCTTTTCTTTTTTGGTGTTTCTCCTTCTTCAATTGCTTTTGCTGCGCTTTTGTTTGCTTTTGATTTTTTTTGTTTTTCTTTTTTTTCTTCATGTTCTGTCTCCTTAAAATCAGTCACTTTAAATTTTGTATTTTTACAATATGCTGATAAAGCAGTTTCAATATTAAAGGGGTTGAGCCAGTTATATTCATCTGGATTGTCCCATTCAATTGTTACTATTCTTTTAGGCATAACATTCCTCTTCACTCATGATTGATCTCCTTTTCTTTTAATTTTTCATATAAATTGCAAAGACAATTGATGGCAGCCTCTAAACGCGTTTCGCCTAAACCATCTGCCCATGTACCCACCTTTCCAATTCTCATATATTCAACATTACACTCAAATTCAAAAACTTTTCTTCCTTCTATGTAATCGATATCAACTGAAATTTCAGCTGGGCATTCAACAGAATAATCATCTAAGATTGATAGAACTTCATGAAGAAGAGGTGCTCGAACTTCATCATTTTCAAACATATTCTCAATTTTCTTTTTCTTTATTACTTCATATAATTTTTCAGCTGCTTTTATTTCTTTTTGAATAGTCATTAATCTATCCTTACAAAATCTATTTTGTCAGTAATGGCTCTTGTTTTCTTTACAACACCATCTCCGTCTCTTCGTCCAAAAACGTACGAATTTCCTTCTAACGCTTCGAACCAATCTTCTTCAACGTTAATAAAATTAACGAATCCTATGTGAGTCCAATCTTTTCTACTCTTTCTAATTAAAAAGAGATCTCCTGGCTGAACATCTTTTGCAAGTATCAGTCTATTATTTTTAATGGCATCTTTCATCAGACTATCACAACCACCAGTTCTTTTAACCGGCATTGTAATATTCATTTGTTTACAAACTTCTCTAATTATAAAAGTCACAAACCAACAACACCATAAAACATTTTCGCCATCTTTTCCATCTGAATAAAGACGAACCCAAGGTCCTTTATTATTACCGCCTATTTCACAAGCTCCTGCTGTGAGATGTTGCCAAGCATAAAGAAGTACAGCATTTCTAAAAGAATTTAAGTTGTCGATTGGATGACAAGCTGCCGTCATTGGATATATTAATATAGACCAGGTATCATCATCTACAATACCTGTTTCAGGCAATTCATTTTGAACCTGAAACTTTTTGACCATCTTTTCAGTAACAGATCCAAACTTATTATCTATCTCTAAATGAAGATTGTGAAAGCGGAGCCACTCCTGAATTTCTTTTACTTCTTTTCCGCGAGCTCCTCTTTTGATTTCTTTGCCCAATCTTTTCTCCTCTCCATCATTAATTTTATAAGAACACTGTTGTCCTGACCTCGTAAAAAGTTTTTCTCTCGTCCCTCTATAAATTCTATATAACAATCGCCACATGAACCCCACTCCTCATAATGTTTAGTGTCAACAGGCGCCATTATTTTGCCACAGGCAAGACAAAAGGCAGGAATTTTAAGCGCTATAGGCTTTACGATTGAATCCATTTTGCTTTCGTTCAGTGTTCCCATATTTTTATTTTACATGAAATAAAAAAAGTTGTAACTTTTTTTTATTTAAATTATAATATAGTTAAGATGATTAATATTTGGAAAATGGTTGACGGTGAATTTCATGTATGCCGTGACTTTTTTGTTTATGGTTACATCCCATATGGTTGCTCATGTTCTTTTTTTAGTGCACACGAACACTGTAATCATCGACGTGGAAATTCATGTCCAATAGATGGAGTAATAATACATAAGATACCAGTTGAAATAGAACATATCGAAGTTTTTGAAACAATCGCACGTCGATTGAAACAAAGCGATAAGAGTAGAGTGAGATTTTTATTCTCGTTAACAGCGTTATTGATTGAGTATGAAGACACGCTGATGAAGACTAAATTCAAAGATTTTGATTCTGTCATGGAAGAACTGGAAAAAAAAATTGAAGAGGCTTTAATTGTTTGACCTTTGTCCGCGAACCTGGAGCTCACATGTATTGCCTGGAGGGTTCGCATTATATGTAACATATTGAAAATAAGGAGGTTCGCGAAAATGTTCTTTGACAATTTAATATGTAATCCATAGGAAGAAGGGAGGTTCGCTGAAAGCATAAAATAAATCTATAATATTCAATGATTTAAGAATAGACTGTCGCCCCCATGCGGGGGCGTGGATTGAAACATAATATAATTAAGATTTTGAAAGGAGATTACAATGACGTCAGCAGAAGTTCATTATGTCCTTCCGAGATATATGCCTACATTCATAACCAGGAGCTTTGTAAGGGAACTTTTTTCAAGTGTGAGAAGCCCGATTGTCAGCGGGAATAAAGTTTACGAAGCCCAACCTCGTTACCTTGGTTTCGGAATCAATAAGGTTTATCTTATTGAAGATAAGATCATTGATGCTACTGATAATTTTATTAAACAAGTTTGAAGATAAATTCCTGATCAGTTATCAACTTCTTTAATTCTCCGCTGACGGACGAATAGAATTGAATTTTATAAACTTCTCCTTCAGAAAACATAGACATATCCAATGTAAAGAAGTTACCAAGATAATCATACGACAATTTTGTCTTATCTGAGATAGGAATTATAATTTCTTCTGAATATAGATTGCTTATTTCAAAATACATATTTTTAAGTATGCGAGGCGCTCCGTCGTAAGGTTGGCTAAATAGATGATCATATTCTGTTTCTGTGCTTGTTGTCATCACTCTTAACGTTACAACTTCATTTTCATTATATGTTCTATGCAAATTTGATATGTTGACCACATACTTCTTTTGCAAAATTTCATATAGTTTAGATGTATCAGACAATATATTAAAGGAACCAGAAGCTATTATTTGATTATTGGCTGTGTCAATCCAATAATCATAAAGTATACTTCCTGAAGTTGCAAAAGGAACTATAAATGAAGTCTCATATATTCCTGTATTAAATTTAGAAGCTGAACCGCTTGAAATAATAATGCTTCCAGACATGTTAGGAAGTGTCGTTATATTAACCTTTATATCGCTTTCGGAAATAGATAAATCAATATATTCTTCATTAAATTTATTATATAGGAATAAATTCTGAGATTGCCCTTTGACAAGGTTTGCTCTATCATCTTCTATTAGGTCGTCCCAATATATTACCAGCTGTGGTCTTTTATCATAATTATGAGACTGCGCTGAATAAAACATTTTAATAAAATAATCAACATCATTCGTTTCTTCTAAAATTCCCAACTTGACCATATAACCATAATTTGTTAAGCTTCCAGTTAGTTGAGACAAAAGTGTATCTGTAATATTGCATTCTAAATCTTCGTAGCCTGTATCAAAATGCATCGAACCAGAGTAATCATCGTCATAATCTCCACCTGGATTCGCCCAGCCCATAACCGAAGATGCACTCATCCAATTAGCATATCCTCTATCTAAAAATCTGCTTGTATCTGATGTCGTGAAATGATCCAAACCATTTCCTTCATCCCACAATTTTGTAACTGGGTGAATATATAAATCAAATGATGATGGTTGTGTCAGGCTATGAATTGAATTATATAATAAAAGTGATGCAGAAAATGAGGCATAATCAATATTATATTTGTCTAAGGGCGTTAAGTCAAAGTAAATAAGAATCCTACCCAATTCTATTTCATCGTTGAGAAGTCTATTCTTATCTGCAAAGACATCTAGGATTTCAGACTTGCCCATGTTAGAACCGGTTGCTCGATCAGAACTATCACCGATGAAATGATCGGTAATAAAAGTATCTTTTGTTGCGAAAAGTTTAACAAACATTATAAAGCAACTCCTGTTATGTCAACATCGGGATATTTTATTTCGAATATTGAATATTTTGGACATAAAATAATATTATCCTTGATGTTGTTTTTAATATCGAATGAATTAGAAGAATAATTTTCACCTGTTGCATCTTTTATATTTTTGAAATCTACTGAGGAGACGGCAACAACTCCATCGATTTCATGTAGCAGACTTATAATTTCTGATATCATGATTGGCTGTCCAAAGTTCCAATTCTTAATATTAAAATATTCTTTAATGGCCAGACCGCAATTAGATAATATTTTGTGCTTGCTTTTTTTGGGGTCAGCAACAATAGAATAATCTAGTCCTAAATTTATTATTATTCCATCAGTTATATTTATTCTCTCGGTCATCAATTTGAAATAGCCCAAGTAAGTTTTAATATTATCTTTAAGATTGTCTGTTGGTAACATTAGATCATTGCTGCTATCAAGTGTCAGAGCATAAATATTTATTTCACTATTTTCTGTGTCGTCAGCAATTATAGCTCTAAAAACAGAACCATACTTTGCAGACATTGAATATAATCTTGCAAGATAATCTTCTTTTGTTACAACTCTTTCTTGCGTTGCGAAATTTGCTTTTGCTCGTTCTAATAATTCTTCTATTGTTTCAGCGTCAGTCCCGCCTGAAATTGGTTGCGTATTTGTAGCTGATATTGAATTGATAACTGCAGAAAGCGCGGGGGCAGAAATGGATGTAGATGCAATTTCATATAACTTTTCAGTTACAGAACTGATAGAATTTATTGAGCCTACATTTGTTGAAACTCCTCCGCCCTGTCTATACTTTATTGTTAATGTTGTATTGTAAGGAGACAGTCCTAAAGTTGGAGATGAAGAAAATGTTTGAGGATCTAGGGCCATTATTGCAGTTGGGCTAAACATTTGGGACCATATATAATTTTGAGGACTTAGAGTAATATATGAACTCTCACTAATTTCTTTACCACTACCAAACACTAATTTAGTTACAAATGTTGTGGGATCATAATCTGTAACAAAACGTTTTGGAACTGTTCTAAATTTTAAAAGATGGGGGACCAAACTTGAATCATCATCTACATTCGGAATTCCCGCAAATACTACCTCTTGTGCCAAATAATTAACTTCATACCACAATTCATTTTCAGAATCGCTTACTTCTATAATTTCGGAGATATCTTTATCGGGTAATGTTATTTCTCTAAATTGTACAAACTCATTCGGTAATGTAATGGCATATTCTTTTGTTAAGCCGGCTGATATTTGTCCTGTTTTCCTTATAGCAAAATAAATAATTTCTCCATCAGCATTGTATTGCGACGGCACTATCTCTCTTTGATTGACATTAAGATTTTCGATGTCCAGCCCTTCTACGTTGACTCCCTTCGAAAAATCTATGTCCTCAATCAATTCAAAGATGCCTCCGTCTTCAGATGCTACTTTAGATGTTGCCTTAAGTACCAAACTATATCTATCATCTGGAATTGCTTCACCCGCATCGTTATATATCGACGGAACTTCAATATAAAACTGTTCATAACCTACTGCCGGGGAAGGTACTTTTGCTTTATATCCTAAAAGTTTAGCAACAGAAACAGCATCTTTAAATTCTTTAACCCTATCATCTAATAGTTCACCAACATTGTAATCTATGTAATGTCCTAAAATATCTCCGATCATTGATGTTAACTCGATTAACATCATACCGGTAGAAGCTTCGTGAAAATCTTTATATGTGTCTGGAAATCTACTTTTTATTATATTATTGACAAATTGTTTAAGAGAATCAAAGTCTCTTCCAAAATATTGAATATTGTTCATTTATATTACCTGTTGTAGTGTTTGTTCGATTCCCACAGCGCCTTTAATCTTATATCTTAAAGTCACCTCAATGCTATTTCTTTCTTCGGTCGCTTTAAAAAATTTAATATCTAAACTTAATATATTAATAAACGGAAACCACTTACCAAGTCCAGATGTAATGTTATTTCTTATTATTGTTGCTGTTTCATCATTGGCTGGTTCAAATAACAATGCTTTTAAATTAGCGCCAAAATTATAGCGCCCCAATCTCTCGCCATAGTTTGTTAATAAGAAATTACGTATGTTGTTGTCTAATTCCACATACGTATCGTAAGCCATTCTAAAATAGCCATCTTGTGTGCTATGTTGTACTGGAAAATCTATACCTATCTTATTCATAAGTTAATATTAATTACAAAAAAAAGTTGGTTTTATAGAAGAAATATTTTATAATAAAAGTATGAAAGGAGAAAAATGGAAACCTATAAAGAAAAATTAAAAAACAAATCTAAATCAGAACTTTTTGTTCGACTCATAAAAAACACCAAATCAAACATAAAAGGAATTTTTACAGGTGTAGAATTATTAAAAAATCTGCATGAAAGTTCGGAAGTAAAAGACGAAAAAAAGTTGTTTGACTTATATGATAAGACTTTAGATTTTTGTGGATTCAGCCTGAGAAACAAAGTTTACAGATTAAGCTATGACTATGCGGAGAACAAAATAAAAGAATTTGTCAGATTATCAGCAGACAAATATCAATTATTTGCGTATGATCAAACAGACTTGGCGGAAATTTTGGCTAATGCTTACTTGGATACAATGGAAAGAAAAAAGCCTTTTAGTGTATTTGAATATAGATTTACATCGTGTAAACCTCGAAAAAATTTAACTCCAGTAGAAAAGTTCTCCATCATTGGAGATCGGACGAAACTTTTTGATAAAATTTATTTCTTAGATGCTCACGAATTTATACTTCCTGACGGAACTCTATCAGAGGAGGGAATGGAATATGGAAAAGCCCTGGCTGAAGGCATGCCGAACTACCCTAGAGATCGTGAGTTTTGGAGATTTTCTTACAAAACTTGTACACATTTTGATAATATTACCTCTGAAATAAAAAGTTTGGCGATGGAATTAAATGAAATTCTTAATGATGTGGATAGTTTATGGAGAGACTTTTTCTTTGGCCCTGGGAGAGAGAGAAAAATTGCAATGAAAAAAGCGCCAGATAAAGTTGCAATTAAAAATTATATGATCAGAATAGAAAAATTAGTAACAGCATTTAAGAGTATTGATGCTCAGCTTTCTTTCTTATTGGTTGTGAAAGAAAGTATTAAAGAAAAACCTTAGCAACAACATCCTCCATCAACCTATGAAACTCTTTCTTAATTAAAAAGCCAGCTGCATGTTTGTGACCTCCTCCGCCTGCTTTTTCTGCTAATTTACTTAAATCAACATCTTCAGACAGCGCTTTTCCATTTCGTAAAGAAACTGATTGTTGGTCTGTGTCAATGATGATAAAAATGTCGACATCCGGAAATTGATTTTTTAATACCTCGGTTACCGTTGAAATATTTTGGCTTCTATATAAAAAGCCTACTTTAAAATTATTAAAGGTTAATATAACTGTGTCTTTTATTGCTTTTTGTACTTCGTAATTGTGTCGGGAAATAAGCCAAGGTAACAAATCTTTTAAATCTTTTTCTAAGACGCCATTACTTTTAGCAAATCTGCCAACAAAAATGTCCCAACCCACAAAAGAATTTAGTAAATTTAAATGTTCCCCGAATTTGCGATAGGGGGAATCTAAAAGCCATATATCAAAAGCTTCAATAGCTTTTATAAAATTATCAAAATTGCCTGAGGTATCCATGCTCTTATTTCCTAACAAATATTTGTAAAGCAAAGAAGAGCCGCAGTATTTGTCATTCCAAATATATTTAGGATGCATATGTTCTATCTTCGATGTGGTGTGGTGATCCACACCGAACATGAATGATTCGCTTTTAAGTATTTCAGTAAGATCATCCACTGGAACTGATATATCTGTAAAGAAAAATCTTTTATTGCCTTTTGCAAGCTTTAAAAGTCTTTGAACCGCTGTTTTATAAGAGTGGCTTTCAATGTTTTCAAGTCTATCTCCATAAAACAATTTGGCTATAATGGCGCATCCGGCACCATCTAAATCGCTATGCGTCACACAAATCATATTAAGTCCTCAATTTTTTGACTCTTTCTTCAATTTCTTCGTCCGAATGTCCCTCTACTTTCATTTTGAGTTTAACCATTTCTACGAAGTGTTCATCCACATCTTCCTCAAGTGGTATCAGTTCATTAACACAAGAGCATTTTTTAGGAGTTGGTTGTGTTTCACCAATTCCTGCCAGTTCTTGCCGCCTTGCATAATTTTTTTGCTTCTCATCTTCAAATTTCATTTCTATAATTTTAAATAACTTAGCTGCAATATCATATTCAGGATTACTACTGTTGACGCCATTTCCATTTCCATTATGTTTAAGATCGATCCATCTCTTTCCAAAATAGGAACTCCATATCAATGTTATAAGGGAAACGGTAACCGTTTCTGAAGCGGAACCTAAGATGAAACTTGTTCCATTTATTGCGATTTCCATTCCTGCCAATAAATATTTTGTCATTAACGCAAATGTTATATAGAATGCAACAGTCAATAAGGAATCAGGCTTACCGGTTTGGCTATTGGGAATCCTTATATATTTCCAAAAAGAAAGCCACATCTTTTCAAAAGAGTATTTCTTTTCTTTTGGTGTCGAAAGCGTGTCTTTCCATTTGCGTATATAAAATCTGTATAGGATTAGAATCGCAATCAAAGTAATAATTAATCCTGCCATAATTATTGGATTAGAAATTAAAAAATTTAATGCTGTCATTTTGCCGCTCCTTTAAAATATTAAAAATATTATATACTAATTTTCTTTTTTATGAAACCTTAGAAAAACCATTCTTATCTTTTGTTATTTCTATAATATGATCGGCCGTATCTTTTATTTGATCGTTATGTGTTATTATTATACATTGGTTTTTCGTTTCCCTTTAGAGATATTTTCGTTCCACTCTTTAGTATGTTTTCTACCTGTTCTCGTTTCAGACATTTTTCTTTTTGTTTCCACAGACAACATCTTTCCTTTGTGAGCTTCAGAAATTTTTTGCTTTGTTTCTTCTGAATGCTTTCTCCCCTTAAGAGATTGTGATAATTTTTTTCTATATGACAAACTTTGGCGAATTTTTTTTAATTTATTTTTGTGTTTTTCTGATTGCTTTTTCCCTTAAGTGCTTTGCTAATTCTTTTTCTATGTTCTTTTGAGAAAATTCTTCCTTTGAGCGCTAGCGATTTTTTAATTTTCGCTTCTTTTGATAAGGTATTTCCTTCGCCACCGTACGTTAGATTACAAAGATTCTCCAAACCAATTTCGTCAATTAACCACTCTTCTGTATTTAAAGCCTGCTTCTCTGTCGCATTTTCTAAGATCTTTTTGTAAATAACGTTATTGCCTTCAGACAAAATATTTCTAATTTTATAATAAAGCTTAGGATTCTTTAAATAATTTGGCTTGTCCTTTTTATTTTCTAAGCAGTTTCGAACGTGATTTTCATGCACATACATTCGCTTATTCTTGCCCTTTCCAACATACTCTATCTTGTTATTTCGTGGATCGATTAGAAGATATGAATAAAAAATATTCATAATAATACATGGTTCTTGGTTTTGTTTAACGTAACTTTTAAACTAACTTATAGTAGGAAAACCGTTTTTATCTTTAGAGATTTCAATAACGTGATCAACAACGTCTTTGATGGCATCGTCGTGAGTGATGACAAGAATGTGCTTGAAAAAATTCTTAAAGTAGGAGAAGATTGATACAACCGCATCAAAATTCTTTGCGTCGAGAGTACCAAACTTTTCATCGATTATAAATATGGAAGGTTTGCTTAGCTGTGCTATATTACATAACGCTATCCTCAACGCTATTTCTGCTACTGTTTCTTCCATTCCTGAAGTCAATTCTATCTTACGCTTTGAACTATTGTGCTTATGCTCATCTTTAATATAGATATTTATGTTATCGATGTCGTCGATTTCGAACTGAACAGAGAAGTTAACAACTTCTGATAATATATTATTTGCTTCTTCCGCTAATAAATCAAGTAGTTGTTTTAGAACCTCAAGAGGCATACCGTCTCTATTTAATGCCTTGCAGTACAAACTATACAGTTCATAATCTTTTTTAATTGTCAGATATTGTTTTTCTGCAGATTGCGCTTTACTTATTTTTTCTTTAAGAACACCTATCTGTTGATGTAACGAAATAATTTCTCCCTCAATTTTTTTGTGCTCTCGCTTTGGTTGGATATCAGATTCTTTTATATCTTTATACTTTTCATAATTTATTCTTACCTTTTCGAATAGTGGACATTGTTCTCTAAGTTCTTTTGAACATGGTAGAGGAGCCATTTTTTTATATTCGCTAACTTCTGTCATTGTCTGTTTTTGTTTTTCATGTTCCTTCTTCTTTTCTTCTAACTCCTTAACTTCTTTAAATAATTTTTCAATCTTTGTTTGAAATTGTTCTATGTCGATATTTCTAGCTTTCTGAAGTTCTTGTAGCTTGCTTTCTTTTTGTTGTAATTGTGCCTTTCCGGAGCTATAAAAATCTTCAAAGAAGCCAAGATTAAAAAATTTATATACTATGTCCTTTCGAGTTCTAGGCTGACAAGACAAAAAACTGGCTTCATTATTTTCGGAAGAAAAAACGGAAGTCTTCAGAAAGTCTTCAAAGTTCCCAAATTCTTTAATGATTTCTTTTTCTGTTTCAGTTTTATCATCTTGATTGCATTGTTTATCGTTGCAAATGAAATTAGTTGTATGCTTTGAATATGTTCTACGATTTGCTTGATAGGCTATAAATTTGCCTAACGTTCTTTCAATTTTATATATGGCACCGTTCTTTTTAATCCTTATAGAAGTGTCAGCTTCATTAAAGCTATTATTAATACATTCGTAGGCTTTACCCGTACTCCTCATCGTTTTACCGTAGACTGCATAAGATAAAATGTCTATTATGGAAGAGTTGTGCGACACAATACCATTAGAATAATATTGTTGCACAGTTTGGACTTGTATATCATATAAATCTCTTTTGTCTGGCAATAATTCGATATATTGTATTTTATCGGTGCCGTCAATTGTTTGTATCGTTTGGCCAGGTGATAGCGTTATAATTTTTTTAAATCTTCCATTTTTGGTTTTAATTAAATGTTCTGGAGCTGCCTCAAGTGTTTTTTTTTCTTCTGTTATTATTTTTATCACATCACTATTTTTGGATGAGATCCCGCAAGCCAATATCTTTTTATAACCATAAGGAGTATTTACATTAATATTTAAATCTTTATATTTTTGTAATAAATTATTTAGTTGCTTAATTGTTATAATTTTTTTCATGGCATTCTCTAATTTTTTTAATTCGTTTGGCAAAAAACCAAACTTTTCAATTATTTCTTTTTCGTCGAATTCAATTTCAATTTCTGTATTCTCATCTACACACTTACCAATTTTATTTTCTCCGAGAATTCCGATTACTCCATCTAATTCTTCAAAAAGAATAGTGTTATTTTTGGCGTAATTAAAAAAATTAGAAAATTTGAGCTCTTCAATTTCCCATATGCTTTCTCTTGTCTCTTTTATTGTTGTATTATCATAAATTGTATCGTGTAAATCTACTAATTGTTGTGCTTGTTTTTTTGATAGGTTTAGTTTTGTTTCCGCATAATTAAAAAGAAATTTCTTTTGAACGTTTTTATTGAAGATATCTGTTAATGTAATATCCTTTTTGTTTAAATCAACGACTATATTTTCTCTTGCCTTTGATATGATTATAAAATACACTTCTTCACACACATACAATTTTGAAATTTCTTCTTTTATTTGATCTCTCTGAATGAGGTCAAGCGAAAAAGAAGTTCGCACTCTAACCTTTGAATGTGGTTTTATCGTTAGGTTGGTGGGTATTGCTACATTTTTTTCGTCGTCAATATCTATTGTATAGAAGTTTTGTCCAGCTTCTACAAAAATTTGTCGGACGTCAAAATCATTTTTTCCTTTAATATCCCACAAAAGGAAACCTTTGTTGATACCTTCTCCAAAATTTTGCTGAAATAAAGATCCGGCATACGCAAAACACTTCTCCTCATCCAAGAATTGATGTCTATGAATATCACCAAAGAACCCAAAATCAAAATTTTCTTTAAAAAAAGACATGCTCAAATTCTTATCGGAATCAAATACATAATTGTTTTCAGCAACTGCACCGTAAACAATATTATGAAATAAAGCTATATTGATATTATTCTTATTAAGCAGAGGTATTAACTTCTTGTAATCTTTATGCTTATATTGATTGGCTAAGATAGCAAGATGTATGTCGTTGCTCAGTGGTACTATTTCTAATTCCTTATAAACTTTGATTTTATAATTTATTAGTAGCCTATCAATGATGACACTGATAATATCAGCTTTATTTAGATTACGAAGATTCCAATCGTGTTGTCCCAAAATGACATGGACAGGAGCAATCTTTGTAAGGGTTTTAAAAAATTCTGTTAATAAAATAACCAATTCAACTGATATTTGTGTCTTTGTGTGAATTGTATCGCCAGCAATTATTATGAAGTCCGGATGTACTTTCTGCAATTCACAATATAAATTTTTGAATCCCTTCTTATACTCGTCGTGATATTGATAATTTCTAATATGAATATCACTAAGATGAGCTATTCTAATCACTAATTACCTTTTTTACAAAACTCAAATAATTTTCAATAGAATATTCTTCTGCATTTTTAATGCAGATATGTATATCATTATAACACATTTCTCCAAAATCTTTATGTTCTTCTAAGCTTATATTAAAAACAGCAATATCATGTTTTACAAGAAGTTTAATACTTTCAAAGGCATCTCTCTTTGCGTTATTGTCTAATGCTAAATAAATTGGTGTTTTATATTGTAATATCTTTTTAAATAACTTGCTTTGTAAGCTTATTTGTTTGCCCAGAAGACAAGTACAATTTGGAAAGACTTCACTGGCTTTAATTACATCAAATGTTCCTTCGGCTATCAATAATGGTTTTGTAAAATCTAAATTTAACTCATTGTAGATTATAGATGACTTTTCTGTGCTACAAAGATATTTTGGTAATGTTTTGCCAGCAGTTCTCCCAATAAAAAAATTGAGATTTCCTTCACCATCAAACGAAGGAAAAATAATTCTGTTCTTATAATCGCCTTCTTGACAAAAGCCAAGATAGAAATTTTTTATATCTTTATCTCTTATCCCTCTCTTTGTTAGGTAATATCTTGCATTTAATGTATCTAAGTTATCAACTCCTCGCTCTCCTAAATATTGATAGTTAAAAGGTAATTCAATATTTGGTACCAAGCTATTCTGCTTTTCTTCCCTGAGCAATAATGATAGTCTTTCTTCAAAGGACAATAAAGATTGTCCATCATTAAAACATTCTTTCCGAAATGCAAAGTATACTTCCTTTGAAAAGAATCTGTAAAAGAAATGGAGGTATTCTCGACTCTTATAATTACAAACCCAACAATGCATTAGGGGCTTATCAGGAACATCTATATTAATTTCGAACTTCTTTTTTTTGTGAGGACAGCTGGGATTGGGACATTGAAAAGCGTATTGGTGACTTCCTTTTTTTGTATTTCTGTAATTACCTAAATGTTTTTTCAAAAATTTTAATATCTTATCTTGCATATTGTTTATAGCCAGCTTTTGCTATGATCACACTATCAGAAATATCATACGAATATGGTTTTGGCCTATCTGTTCTTGTCTTTTCAAATATCAAATTCTTATTAGTAAATTCTTTTTTATCAACTTCGAACTGAATAAAATCTAATACGGCTTCTTTAATATCTTGACCCTTACTACTTTTTTTAAAGCCAACTAATTTACGAGCATCATATACGCTAATCAATATTGGCTCAATTCCTGTTTTATTTAAAATTATATAGCAAACAACTCCGTTAAAGCGAGCTAATGTTAATATGGTATCTATTGTTGACCTTTCCGGATTGAATCGTTTAAAATAACTTTCAACAAAAACTTTTGTTGGAAAATATTTTTGAAATAAGCTATCTGCCTGAAGTCTGAAAAAAATGATTTTTTGAAAAAAAGTCTTGCAGTTTGCCCTCGGCTTTATATATCCAACCTCAACAAAATCACCATTCTCATCTAAAATAGTATAACCACAGCAAGTGGTTGATAAATCAAAACCATAATAATATTCTTTCATTTTCTACCTCTTTTTTATTATTATAACTTAATTTGGATTGAACATTAATGTGATAGCACTACCTTCATTTGATAGCTGTCGCAAAATGATTTTCGTTTAGCTTTCGATAATCTTCCTACTGCCAACAATCGATTTAACTCATCATAGAAGCCAACTACGGTTATGTAAGCTCTTGAAGGCGATGTAATTGTTTGTGTTCTACTTGTAGCTTCGACAACATCGTTTGAACCTGCTAGGGTAGATTGCACCATACGAATTACATGACGGTCTTTTCTTTCTCCATAATTTGGATACTCTTCAATTTCTAGCCTAAGTGATGTTGGGTTAGAACTATAATTGAATTCCTGTTCCTTTAGGTTTAGAAGATATATTGTTTGATATGTTTTTGTAGTTTGTATACATGTAAGTGCATACAAACCTGAGCTAGTTGATAGCGCATATTTAAAGCCTAAAAGCATTTGATGGTATGATCCTGATGAAGCAATTTCATTAAAATTGTAATTATTATAATGTTTTACGCCGTCGTCAGATGCATTAAGATATACGCATGAACTTCTTAGCGCATGTCCTGCATATCTTAAATGAGAAATATGTTCTGTAACTTGCGTATAATTGGTATTAGATAATCGCAATACTAATAAGCCAATATCATAAAAGATTAATCCTCCCTTTATTGATAACGCATATTTATAAGAAGAAGGAGTTTCCGTCACATCTTCTTCATTGACCCCAATGGATAAAATTCCTGCTTTTCCCATCTGCGAATTAAAGTCTGCAGAATAAAGTTTTTCAGCATCGCTGTAACCTTGTTCTCTCCAGTAACTATCTGCATCTGTTAATAATGATGTAGTACGAGAATGATCAGTAATAACATTACGAAAAGAAACAGAATTAAGAAAGGAATTTTCCACATCATATATTTTAGGTTTAATATAGTCGTGATATATGTTTCTTTTAAAATGTATGAATAAAGCTTCTTTAATTTCGTCCGAACGATAATCACCAACAGTAATTACTTCCTCTTCTTCCGTAGGAATTTTAAAGATAGCGTTCCTATCTCCATATATTATTTCAGCATATCTCTTATAAATCTTGTTAGTTTGTTCGCGAAAATTAAAATATGAACCACTGCTTTTATAGCATTCTGATGAAGGAGCATTCGGATTGCCCGCATCACACCAAAATAAACCAGTACCTTCTGCTCCAGTATTCCAACAACTTGAAGAATGGATTCCTAAACTCATATCCGCAATTTCATTTGCATAGGCGGAACCTGAAGAACATGAAGGACAAATAAGAGTTATATAATCGTTGCGCACAATATAATCACTTGCGGGAGAGAAGTATGAAGTTTGTACACTCCCCAATACTTCCTTCACGGCATGATATATATCATCTTTCTTATCGAGATATTTGAAAATCATTATAAAGGTACCTTTATCTTAAATTGATAAAACGTAGCCTTATCCTTTTTCTTTGGAGAAACTTTCGCTACTGCTAAAAGTCTATCATTGACGTCATATAAACCTATTGACGTTATATAAGTTCCTATGCTTCCTTTCTTGGCTAAATCATTTCCTTCGAAAGTTCTTATCTTTCCTTCGCTATCAACAAAGGATGGGTCAGATGAATAATTAAATTCATTTGTTTCAGCCGTGCAAGTAAATAGCATGTTATAAATTTTAGACACATTCCAAAACTCAATGTAATTAACATTATTGATAAATTCGTTGCATATCTCTGATAGACTTCCGCTTTTTAGTAGTTGAATATCCATCGTCATAATAAAACGAGGATTGATAGCTACTAATCCAAAATCATGAAATACAAAACCTGAATAAGTATTAGGATTATAAGTTGTCAAAAGCAAACTGATTTTAGATTCAGCTCCTAAATCAGCATTATTATATTTTCCTTCATAATTTTTTTCACCGACTTTTTTAAGATCGAAAACATTATATTTAACAACTGTTGCGTTGTTTATGATTTCTAAGGTGTCTTTCATGTATTGTCTTGAAAACTTTATAAATAATAATTCCTTAAATTCAGGCGTCATTCCATTCGACGCTGTAAATATTGGATTGTACAAAAGAGACATATATTGATTGTATATGTCCTTAAAATAGCTTCCGCTAATAGTATCGTTGTATAAAATAGAACCTGTTGAGAGGCCGTACGTTATTGTAAAAATTGGATCTTGCATTGTCAGGTTTAAAATGCTATCTTCGTATGAATCAAATACAATTTTAAAGTAAGGTGTATCTTCTGACAAATAACTATCAGTCTTTGACCAGTTTATTTTTTCCTTAATAAGACTTTCCTTATAATTTTTGTCTTGTGGCAATAACTCTTTATAAATCATATTTGACTCTCAAACAGGCGCCTCTCGTAGACTTTTTTGGGATTGGTTGTTCTAAGCGAGCAGTCCCGACAACATTATAATCGTTATCTAATATCAATATTTTATCTATAAAAGTTTCTTTTTCTTCGTTCGACCAGTCATATGTTAAATTATTTGAGACTAAATCCTTAAAAGATTCTGAGATGCAATTTAATATTTTTGTCGTTATTTGTCTTGCGCTCTTAAATTCTACTTTTAATTTATTATCATTTTCTATACATTCTTCAATGGCATCGGTTGCAACTTGGCTTGTAATGTATGCAAAGCCCAAAGATGGAAATAGGATGCCGGCGTAATTTTCATTTATATAGTTTGCAGTAGGCCTCTCTGGCACTGAACCAGATGGGATAACTAAATAATTATTAGTCTTATTACCAATAATTCTTATGTCGTTATAATAGCAATCAACAACAAATGTTTCAGGAACTATTTCTCTACCAACAAATATGTTAGGAATATTTGCTCTATAAACTTTGTCTCCTGTTAAACTAGAGATGTCTAAGTAAAGATGACCTCTATAATACGCCTCAATCATGTGCAAAGCATAATCTTTATCAACTTCTTCAATGCTAACGGACGCACTAAATTTTGTTACGCTGCTTGTTAATGTTATTTCGTTAATTTGATTAATAGATAAATCGACCACCCTTTCTAAAATTCTTGGCGAATTATAAATTATGAAATAGGAATTAGAACCAGAGAGATTGAAAGAATATGTTGAAGAGCTTAAAAGTGTACAGCTTGTAAAAGCCTTGCCGTCAAAATCATACATTTATTTATTCATGTTTCAATCCACGCCCCC